AACTCTACTGCTTCATTACCCCAAATTATCACGGTCTCTATTGGAAATGGTGGAGCAGGAGCGACCCCGGGCAACACTGGAACAACAGGACAAACGACTACCGTTTCTATTCCTGCTAATTTAATGCTTAATAATACTGCTTTAGGTATTACGGCAACAGGAGGCGGAGGCGGTGCTGGAGGTATAAATGCCCCTGCGAGTGGTGTTAATTCGTCTTATGTTTTTACTACTCACGCAGGTTCTACTTTAACAACAACTACGCCTACTTCTTCTTCGGGTGGAGGTCAGCAAGGAGCAGGGTCATCTACTACTGCCCCTACTGCTGTATTTAATAGTGCTGTTGGTGATTTATATAGTGCGGAAAGTGTTAGAGCAGGAGGTTATAGAGGTGGTATTGGAACTACATCTGGTTCTCGTGCTGGTTGCGGAGGCGGTGGTTCATCAACTCAAGGAGGGCAACCTGCGTCATTAGGTCAATTTGTAGTCGGGTCAAGTCTGGGTAGTATGACTTATTGGAATGGTAGTAAAGTGATGGTAGGAGGAGGTGGTCTCGGTGCTACTTCGGGAACTGTTGTAGTCGGTGCTATTTCTGCTTTATACGGTGGTGGTATTGGAGAAGCACAAGGGTCGGCATTCTCGGCAACTGCGGGAACTGCTAATACTGGTGGTGGAGGCGGTGGTTCTGCTTCTTTAGGTATAGCAGGGGCACAAGGAGGTTCTGGTATATTTATTGTTCGTTATAGAAGTTAATAACCTTTTTATAATAATTATTATAATAAGATTAAGCGATTTGTTGTATATTACTGATTATACTCGGTATTTCGGGATATTGACCGATGACTTCTGGGAAACGAGTTGCGGTCATAGTCGCATCACTGGAATTAAAGAAGACTTCTACATATTGTCCTGCTGTAAGTTGTAATATATACTCACAGAAAGGGAAAGTCTCGCCGTTATTACCTGCTACGACTATTTGACCGCCTGACCGTGGAACGGGTGTTCCATTTACAGCAATGTATATTTCACACCGATTAACCCCTGCCCCCGTCTTATCCAATTGTATAGAATAGGTAAAACGATAAACACCTGTTCGGGAGGTATATATCCTTGAACCGCTATAACTTGTGAATTGTGCGATTTCAGTAGTATTATAAGTAATTGCTGTAGGAGTGTTAGCCCCTAAAACAGTTTGAGTTTGAGTGCTACTAAAAGACCCGTATGCTAATGTTTGAGACCAAGGAGGAATATACTGATTTTGTATATAACCTGTAATAGGGTCAATAAATTCGGTTCTTGACATTTATAATATATCAACAAAATTAATTATATTAGAAACTTAAGGGAATGTAGATAATGTAGATATTTTCCTTAATTATTTCTACAAGTTATAAAATTGTTTTCATTTTTAAAAAAGTTTGGAAAATAACTACATTAACTACATTTTAATATTTCCGTAATTTTGATTTAAAAATATTTTCTTTATATAAAATATATAAACCCCAAAATGACTTTCGTTTTAAACATCTATAAGAACAGTTCCAAAATCTATCTCAATACTGTAATTGATTTCAGTAATAAAAATGATTTCAAGATAAATTATAAACTACGATTTTATGGAACAAATAACTTTGATACTTTTATTGAATTGTTAAAGAACAACTCAACTAATCCTAATGAATTAAATAAACTCAAGGAGAAACTACCTAAATCTCATATTGATTTAGAAAATTCGTTATGGTATAATATGCCTTCTTACGAATATAGTGATGATGTAGAAGAAATCATTATAGATTTGTTGTTTAAAGAAGAGTTAATAGAAACAGTCAAAAATGTATTACAATTAAATAACAAATACAGTAAGAAACAATCCAATACTTACTCTTTCAATATACCTGAAAAACCCGAATATCTAACTTGTTATAAGAACAAGATGATAATATGTGAAAATGAGATACTACCAAAATATCCTATCTATGTTATATCTCTCGGTAGATATGACGATAAATTAAGACTAACGAGTAAATGGTTAGATAGATGTAAAATACCTTACAATCTCGTATGTGAGCCACACGAAGAAAAAGAATATACTGAAGCAATAAGTAAATGTAATATAGGTAAGGTATTAGTATTACCATCTTCGTTTTCAAAAACCGTAAAAAGAGGAGGAGTTCCTGCTCGTAATTGGGTTTATCAACATTCCAAGAATAACGGTGCTAAATATCACTGGATATTAGATGATAATATAGATGGATATGTTAGAAGAACACACTATCAAAGAATACCTGTTTATAGTGGTGTAGTGTTTAAAAGTATAGAAGATTATGTTGAAAGATATACAAATGTAAAACTGGCAGGTCATCATTATACATCAATGACCCCCGCAATATACCGCTGTAGTCCTGTTAGATTTAATACTCGTATATACAGTTCAATATTAATCTGTAATGATATAGAAAATACAGACGAGTTATGGCACGGAAAGTATAACGAAGATACAGATTTATCAATACGACAACTAATAGCCAAAAATCCAACAGTTCTATTCTGTAATTTTACTGCTAATAAAGCGGCTACGGGACAATTAAAGAAAGGTGGTAATTTTGATAGTATATATATGAATGGAGCACAGGAAGCATTTAGATTAAAAGCAGAAGAGATAAAAGATAGATGGGACGGTGTAGATGGTTGTAAGATAGTAATCAAACCAAAATTTAGTAAGGAATATCATCACGAAATACAATATCCTAATCCTGATAATAAACTAATATTAAAAGATGAAAATATGAATAAAACATTAGAACCTAATAATTATGGAATGATATATGTAGATAATACATACAAGAAAGTTATTGAAGATGATGACGATAATGAAGAAATTATAAGTGTAGAAGAAGTCAAAGAAGAAGTCAAAGAAGAAGTCAAAGAAGTCAAAGAAGAAGTCAAAGAAGAAGTCAAAGAAGAAATAAAAAGTTATAATATGATAGAGATGATAGAAAAACATAACAAAAGAGAAATTGAATTACTAAAAAAGGAACAAGAATTATTAAAACAGTTAGAGAATATTAAGAAAGAACTAAAAGAAATAAGAACATCACGAGATAAACTATACAAATAGTATAATAGTATTTTTTTATACCATCATAATATAAAAAAATGCCTTATTCGTTATTGCCTTTTAAATTTGGGTGGCGTGTTTGTAAGACAGATAAACCTACTGAATGTTATTCTAAAAGACCCTTAACAAAGAAACAAGCAAGTAAGCAACGAGTAGCGATAATATTAAGTGAAAAGAGACAACAAGGAGGTCAAAAACCAATTCCATCTAATCCTAAATTATACGAAGAAGTTAAGCAAGAGATATATAACAAGTATCCCCGTCATTCTCTTTATCGTTCTGCTCTGTTAGTCAAAGAATATAAAAATCGTGGAGGAGAATATGAAAGTAAAGAAGAACCTACATCATCAGGTATAAACAAGTGGTTTAAAGAGAATTGGTTGTCTGTGAATGACTACTTGAGAGGAGATATAGTAAAATGCGGTGATAATAATGCTGAAAAATGGGAGGAATACCCATTATGTTATGCGGAAGAACGATTAAAGACATTCTCTAAAGATGAATTGAAAAAGTTAGTCAAAAAGAAGACGAAATTAGAAGAGAAACATTTACAGACAAAAGAACTTGTTGGAAAAGGAAAGGACAAAGAATTATATACTTTATATCCTTCTACTTTGAAAAATAAGAAATGGGATATGTATTATAAAGAAGGTGATAAGATAAAGAAAGTCTCATTTGGAAATCCTGCTTACGAAGATTATACGATACATAAAGACCCTGAAAGAAAGGAGAATTATTTAAAGAGAGCAACAAATATACGAGGAAAGTGGAGAGAAAACCCTTTCAGCCCAAATAATCTTGCTATAAATGTCTTATGGAATACGACAAAAAGTCCGCAAGAAAATCTAAAAATGTATTTGAGAAAAATAAAAATATCCAATTAATATATATAGAAAACAAAATGTCAAATAGCGAATTGTTAGGAGGTAGTAATCGTAGTCTTCTTAAAAATGGTAATTTAGTAATTAATGGTTATGGTAGTTCAAAATCAACAACTACAGGGTCATTAGCATTAGGTTTTGATTGTGGTAAATTCAATCAAGAAAGCAATTGTGTCGCTATAGGTTCTTCCTGTGGTGTTTCAGGTCAAAAACAAGGTGGAGTTAGTATTGGTTCAAATTCAGGAGTTCAAAACTCAGCAACTAATAGTGTATGTATTGGTAATACTTGCGGTGTTAGTGATGCGGGTGCTAATAGCGTCCAAATTGGTAATAACTGTGGTGCTACTGATAGTGGTGATAATTCTGTAGCAATTGGTAATGGGAATTTAAATACTGGTGATAATTGTATTAGTATCGGTTTAAATAATCAAGGTGGTTATTTACTTGATAATATCTTAATTGGAAAAAACTGTGAAGTAACCGCTAATGCTTCTGTTGCTATGGGAATAAGTTGTAAGTCTGCTGGTGGTGTTGCTCTTGGTAATACTTGTGATGCTCAATCAGGAGGTAGTATCGCTATAGGTAATAACGCTGTAGCAAGAGGAAATAGTGTTATATGTTTAGCAGGAACACCCTTAACAACAGCATCCGGTATTAATGATGCGTTCTTTGTTAGACCAATTAGAGGTGTTGCTCTCGGTATTGGTGTGGGTCGTATGGTTTATAGTCCCGCATCAGGAGAAATAACATACTCTACAACTTAATATTCTCATATACGATTATTATATAAGAATGTTATGGATAGATTTATTATAGACGATTATATAATAAATCCATTTCAGTATATAAGATGTATATATTGCGGAACAGTGTATCATATTAGGTCTTTTGATAAACATTATGTATCTTTAGAACATATATACAGGATTAATATAGATTGGTATAAAGTCTATTATATAAACAAATGTAGTTAATGTAGAAAAAAAACGAACTTTTTTAGAAATGAAAACAAATTTATAACTTGTAAATATAATTAAGGAAAATATCTACATCAACTACATTCTTTTCTTGGTTAAAAATGGCGTAAAAATAATTTTTAAGAAAAAGGAAAAAAATTTGATTTAAAAATATTTTATTTGTATATATTATAATAAGAAACAATTAGATACAAAATGAGCGTTCAAAATACTAATATTCAAGAAATTCCTTATGATAAAGACATCATAATAGGTGGTTTAAAGAACAATGTTAAATATTTTAATACCTGTTTTAAGGATATGTTAGAAGTCAATAACAAACATAAAAAAGATTTAGTTAATAGTTGGATTGAAATAGCAAGATGTAATCCTGAAGTAGCAGAAAAGTTAATATGGAAATATTATGAAAAACATACACAATCAGTTAGAGTTAATAGTATTATCTTCGGGTTCAAAAGTATTCCCTATGAAATAGAAATTAAGAAGACTGATAAGAAAGGAAAAGAATATACTATAAAGGGTTATGCTCACCATAATAACAATTTAGATGAAATAAACTATAAAATGTTTGTAAAACCGCCTTTATATTATCGTGAAAGAAGTAAAGATGGTTATATTCTTTATAAGAATAAAGAACCTCAAGAATATTATATGAATGTATCCGTAGATAAGAAATCATTTGATATAGATATTGAAAAATTATTAGATACAAATGTAGATGACTTATTATCAAAATATAGATATATATATTTAGACATATTCAAACTTAAATCTAATATCAAAGAATTAGATTTATATGATACAATAGACGACTTTGATATGGATACAGCATTTCATCATATAGAATTATTACACAAATAAGATATTTACAGTAAATAATCAAGAAAAATATAGTAAAAATGATAAAAATCACAAAAAAGCGATTATTACAAGATTATTTTAGATTATTACATAAGAAATATATGATATATATGATATTTTATGTAATAATTTTAAAATTATTACAGATTATATATATGGATAATCAAGTAATAATCATTTTTTTTATTAAAATA